AGCAAAAGCAGGGTTAATAATCACTCACCGAGTGACATCAAAATCATGGCGTCCCAAGGCACCAAACGGTCTTATGAACAGATGGAAACTGATGGGGATCGCCAGAATGCAACTGAGATTAGGGCATCCGTCGGGAAGATGATTGATGGAATTGGGAGATTCTACATCCAAATGTGCACTGAACTTAAACTCAGTGATCATGAAGGGCGGTTGATCCAGAACAGCTTGACAATAGAGAAAATGGTGCTCTCTGCTTTTGATGAAAGAAGGAATAAATACCTGGAAGAACACCCCAGCGCGGGGAAAGATCCCAAGAAAACTGGGGGGCCCATATACAGGAGAGTAGATGGAAAATGGATGAGGGAACTCGTCCTTTATGACAAAGAAGAGATAAGGCGAATCTGGCGCCAAGCCAACAATGGTGAGGATGCGACAGCTGGTCTAACTCACATAATGATCTGGCATTCCAATTTGAATGATGCAACATACCAGAGGACAAGAGCTCTTGTTCGAACTGGAATGGATCCCAGAATGTGCTCTCTGATGCAGGGCTCGACTCTCCCTAGAAGGTCCGGAGCTGCAGGTGCTGCAGTCAAAGGAATCGGGACAATGGTGATGGAACTGATCAGAATGGTCAAACGGGGGATCAACGATCGAAATTTCTGGAGAGGTGAGAATGGGCGGAAAACAAGAAGTGCTTATGAGAGAATGTGCAACATTCTTAAAGGAAAATTTCAAACAGCTGCACAAAGAGCAATGGTGGATCAAGTGAGAGAAAGTCGGAACCCAGGAAATGCTGAGATCGAAGATCTCATATTTTTGGCAAGATCTGCATTGATATTGAGAGGGTCAGTTGCTCACAAATCTTGCCTACCTGCCTGTGCGTATGGACCTGCAGTATCCAGTGGGTACGACTTCGAAAAAGAGGGATATTCCTTGGTGGGAATAGACCCTTTCAAACTACTTCAAAATAGCCAAATATACAGCCTAATCAGACCTAACGAGAATCCAGCACACAAGAGTCAGCTGGTGTGGATGGCATGCCATTCTGCTGCATTTGAAGATTTAAGATTGTTAAGCTTCATCAGAGGGACAAAAGTATCTCCGCGGGGGAAACTGTCAACTAGAGGAGTACAAATTGCTTCAAATGAGAACATGGATAATATGGGATCGAGCACTCTTGAACTGAGAAGCGGGTACTGGGCCATAAGGACCAGGAGTGGAGGAAACACTAATCAACAGAGGGCCTCCGCAGGCCAAACCAGTGTGCAACCTACGTTTTCTGTACAAAGAAACCTCCCATTTGAAAAGTCAACCATCATGGCAGCATTCACTGGAAATACGGAGGGAAGGACTTCAGACATGAGGGCAGAAATCATAAGAATGATGGAAGGTGCAAAACCAGAAGAAGTGTCATTCCGGGGGAGGGGAGTTTTCGAGCTCTCAGACGAGAAGGCAACGAACCCGATCGTGCCCTCTTTTGATATGAGTAATGAAGGATCTTATTTCTTCGGAGACAATGCAGAAGAGTACGACAATTAAGGAAAAAATACCCTTGTTTCTACT